TAAGAAAGTCGGCATAGTGAAGGTTTGGTGGAACACTGAGACTATTGCCAAATCTTACACTTACGAAAATCTATCAGATCAAGAAATGCAGGTTTTGGTTAACAAGGAAGGTGTTGAGGTTGTAGAGCATCGACAAGACATTGAAATGGAAATGGATGAATTTGGCTTAGAAATTGAGCAAAATGTTCATAGCATGGTCATTTCTCACAAATATGAAGAAGGTGAAATGGTCATAGAAGGAATTCCACCCGAAGAATTTTTCATAGATGGATCTGCTAAATCCATTGATGATGCGTATATTGTTTGTCACCGTAGCGAGAAACGCGCAGGCGATCTAGTTGCAATGGGTATAGATCAAGACGTTGTTGATGAGCTTAATGGCTCAGACAATGATTCGCTAATGGGAAATATTGAAAAGATACAACGATTTGGAGAAGCCGTTAAAGACGATGAGGGTGTGGACAATGACCCATCAATGCGTCTAGTGCTAGTCACTGAGGCTTACATGAGATTAGACGTAGAGGGTGATGGCGTACCTACCCTGCACAAGTTTTTGTGTGGCGGCACTGATTATGAAGTGCTTGAAATGGAGCCGTGGGACAAAGCCCCGTTTGCTGATTTTCAAGTCGATCCAGAGCCACACGCATTCTATGGGCGGTCTTTAGCTGAACTGGTCTTACATGACCAAGACACTACTACTAGCGTACTGCGTGGCATTTTAGACAACGTAGCGTTAACTAACTCACCAAGACTCGAAGTTAATTTGGATATGGTGGAGCTAGACGATGTAATGAACAACGAAGTGGGTGCGATTATTCGTAGTGAGCAGATTGGTTCTGTTAATGCTTTAACGGTTCCTTTTGTGGCAGGTTCTACGCTACCAGCCCTACAATACCTTGATATGCTGGTTGAGGAAAAGACAGGCATTAGTAAAATGAACATGGGCGTTAACGCTGATATGTTGCAAAACACTTCTGCTACAGCCGCTGCACTAACGGCTCAAGCTGGTGCTGGACAATGCGAAGTTATGGCTAGAAACCTTGCAGAAGGCGCAAAGAAGTTATTTCAGCTAATGCTACACGTTGTTGTTAAAAACTCCCCTGATGAGCAAATGATGCGTCTGAACGGCAAGTTTATAGCTCTTGACCCTAGTGTTTGGAATACGAGCATGGACATGGAGGTGAATGTCGGGTTAGGCACTGGTCAAGAAGATACAAAAGCAGCAGCACTAATGCAGACATTCCAAACTCAGCAGCAGATTTGGCAGACTTATGGGCCTAAGAACGGCTTAGTCTCAATGACTCAAATGCGTAATACGTTAGCAGATACGCTGGCCCTAAGTGGGATTAATAATCCAGATCGTTATTATGCTCCAATGGATGATGAAACTGAACAGCAGCTAATGGCTCAGATGGCTCAAGAAGCCGCACAGCAAGCAGAACAAGCTGGTCAACAGGGTGATCCAATGGCGCAAGCATTAATACAAGCTGAACAAATTAAAGCGCAGGCTCGTATGCAAGGCGATCAAATGAAGATGCAGGGCAAGATGCAAGGCGATCAGATTAAGATGCAGTCAGATATGCAGGTTAAAGCTGCCGAAATGCAGTCAGCACAGGGCAAGGAACTGGCTGAACTACAGCTTAAATATCGTGAATTACAAGCTGGTGATGATCTAAATCGAGATAAAATGAATCAGGAGCTATTGATCGAGGCTGCTAAAATATTGGGTCAATACGGATCTGCCGTTGATGTTGAGAGAGTACGCATGATGCAAGCTGCACCTCGTGACGCAATGGGCAATGTTCAATGATATTAAAAGAGCAAGCAGAATATTTACTCAAGAATGATACATTTACGACAGTATTTGATATAATCCGACAAGAGCAAGTAAAAAAGTTCTTAAAGTCTAGCAAATCCGATACGGATACTAGAGAAGATGCTTATGCAATGACGCAGGCATTAAATCAGTTTGAAAATATCCTCAAAAGTGCAATCACTGATGAGGCTATGAAAAAACGCAAAAAATAGGTGAGCACCGTGGAAACGACTAACCAAAGCATAGAAGATGCAGTTGATGCGTTGATGGCTCCAGTGGAGTCAGAAACAACCGAAACTGAAACAACCGAAACCGAAGTGGCAGAGGTTGAAGAAGAAGAAGTTGAAGAAGAATCAGAATCAGATGATGATGCAGAATATGCTGAATCAGATGATGATGATAATGAAGAATATGATGAGTCAGACGAGCTAGACGATCAAGTTGAGCCAGCAACTTACACCGTAAAAGTAAACGGTGAGAATGTTAATGTAACTCTAAATGATTTAACCAAAAGCTACTCAGGCCAACAATATATTCAGAAGGGCATGAAGGATGCGGCAGAGCAGCGCAAAGCGGCAGAAGAAGCTTATAATGGGCTAAATCAGCAGCGTCAGCAGCTTAACCAGCTTATGCAACAGATAGGGCAGAAGGGCGCAATATCGCAACCAACTCCACCTAGTAAAGATTTGCTTAACGCAGACCCGTTGGGTTATATAGAAGCAGACGCTAATTACAGGGAGCAAATGGGAGCATATCAAGCCCAGCAGCAGCAGATTGGACAGCAACATCAGGCAGCGCAGCAGGCGCAAGGACAGGCACATCAAGCCCACTTGCAAGAGCAAATGTCAGAACTACAACAGGCTATTCCAGATTTTAGTGATGCTAAAAAAGCACCTAAAATGAAGGAAAAGCTTGTTAAACAAGGTATGGTTGAGGGCTACACTGCCGAAGAAATCGGTGGAATAAGCGATCACAGGGCCATGAAAGTTCTGCATAAAGCAATGCTATACGATCAGATGATGAAAGGGGGCGGTGACGTACAAGCCAAACTCAAGAAAGCTAGACCGTTGATGAAATCTGGAACCAAGAAGCAACCTACTTCTGCTGCTAAAAAGCACAGCAAACAAATGTCACAGTTGAAGAAAACTGGCAGCGTATCAGACGCAGCCGCTTTATTGTTTGAATAGTTTAACTTATTGATTTTAAAGGAATTATCATGGCACAACCCACAAATACCTATGATTCATATGATGCAGTTGGCATCAGGGAAGATTTAGAAAACGTAATTTATAACGTCTCTCCTGATGAGACTCCATTGCTAAGTGCAATAGCTAAAGTATCTGCAACTAACACTCTACATGAGTGGCAGACGGATGCTCTTCGAAGTTCAGCCGTTAACGCTCATATAGAAGGAAATGATACTACTGCTGATTCAATGTCGCCTACTGTTAGGCTTCAAAACTCAACGCAGATATTTAAGAACGCTGTCGTAACTTCTGGTACGAACGATGTTGTTAAGGCTGCTGGTCGTAGCAACTCTGAAATGTCTTATAACATTATCAAAGTAGCTCAAGAGCAAAAGCTTGATATGGAAGCTGCGTTAATGGCTAACCAAGCGCGTGTCGCTGGTAATGCTACTACTGCCCGTAAACTAGCTGGTCTTGGTGCTTGGGTTAAGACTAACGTAACCAACATTGGTTCTGGCGGTTCTAACTCAGCAGGTAATGGTACTAATGCTCGGACTGACGGTAGTCAAACAGCGTTTTCGCAGGCAGATTTTGATAGTTGCATGCAATCCATGTGGAGTCAGGGGTCAAAGCCAGACACCGTGATCCTGTCTGCATTCGCCATGAATGTGGCACTTTCATTTACCGGAAATAACAATCAACGCGCAAATGGTAGTGCAGGTAAGATCGAAAACCTATTATCGGTGTATTTGACACCGTGGGGGTCTGTGACCTTCCAGCCTGCGCGGGAAAACAGGGGCCGAGATGTTTGGGTTATTGAAAACAACAAACTGGCACTTGCAGCTTTGCGTCCAATGAAGAACGAAGCGTTGGCGAAAACAGGTGACTCAGAAATGAGACAGGTTGTGGGGGAGGCCACTTTGGTGGTCAGAAATGAGAAGGCATTAGGTCTAATCGCTGACTGTAGCACTAGCTAAACAGCTTTGTGATACAATAAGGGGGTGCTACGGCATCCCTTTTTTTATGGAGAATTATAATGACTAAAGTAAAAATAGAAGTTTTGTGCGATAACATCATGCTTGATGAAATGCGCTATGCAGGTTGGAAAGGTGAAATTGATAAAACTATTGTAGACATTGTTAATGAAATGGATGATGGCTATGGATCACAACGCATTAAAGTAGAAGCTAAAAAGAAACCTGTTAAGAAAGCTACTAAGAAGGATGCCTAATGTCTAAAATATCAGAACAGTGGATTGAACAAGACGATAAGCTAATACACGTTAAAACACAAAACTGGAATCCAATGCTAGAACGCGCAGAAGCTATGCGTCAAAATGGTAATGCTGATTTTGGAGAATCCAAATTGGTCGGTGTCATTGACGCTGCACTTATTAACGAATGGCTAAAGGAAGCTGGCGTTAAGTGGGATGATCCAGCTAAAGACGATGTGATTAAACGTAAAATGCTAAGTGGTGAGTTTGACAAGCTAAGAGTCTGGGAGGGTAAATACTAATGAATTATTTTACAGAAGATGAATTAAAATGCAGTCATACTGGCGAAAGCAAAATGGATGATGGATTCATGGATAAAATAAACATCATCAGGAAGGTGTGTGATTTCCCGTTTACGGTGACTTCTGCTTACAGACACCCTACGCACCCCATTGAGGCAAAGAAGGCTAAAGCAGGCTCACACGCTTCTGGACGGGCTATCGACATTGCAGTGCGAGGTGAACAAGCCCATAAACTGATCGAAATTGCTATTGCTTACGGTATGACGGGTATAGGTGTGGCGCAGAAGGGAGGTTCACGCTTTATCCATATGGACGATCTGGACGCAGATAGCGGCTACGCAAGGCCCACTATCTGGAGCTACTAACGTGAGTTGGCTCAGTTTTTTAAACCCAATAGCCAGTTTGGGTGGGACTTACCTTGAGGGCAGGAATCAGGTCGCTAAAGCTAAATCTGAGGCTGCTGTGGTGTCGATAAAGGCAGATGCAGACGTTAAGGTGGCTGGCGCAAAGGCGGCTCACAAGCTGGCTGATAACGGTCAGACGCAAGAATATAATCTTGATTTGGTCGCAATGCAGCAGATGGACAAATCGTTCTTAGATGAAATAATGATTGCTTTGCTGCTTGTTCCCATTGCAGCTTCATTTCTGGGATATCAAGCAGAAGTTACAGCAGCGTTTGAGTCATTCTCTGCAATGCCACGGTG